CAAACTAGTGGAATATTAGAAGAAGTTGATAGTGCTGCACTAACTATGTTAGCTCGTAATTATTCAATGTTTATAAAGGCTTCTAAGCAATTAGAGAAAGATGGTTTAACTGTAGAAAGTGATAGAGGTAATATAGCACAACACCCATTAATCAAGGTGGCTAAAGATGCACAAACACAAGCAATGAAAGTGATGTTAGAATTTGGACTAACTGCTAAAGCTAGAACCAAACTAATACAAAAAGATAATGATAGTGATGAGGATTCACCATTTGAGCAATTTATAAAACAAGGTAAGGAAACGAGATAAATTTACAAAGAAATATTATGAAGAAGAAATTAGAGCAATTTAATGAGTATTTTAAAACCCCAAATCATATCGTTTTTTGGGTTTGGAATTTCTGTTTAATATGGATAATTTGTTATCAATACTGGCTTATCGATAGTGATTTTTTATATCCATATTGGAAAGGTGCAGATATAGCTGGTGATATATTTTATAAAATTTCTTTATCCATTATTGCTGCTGGAATATTTTATTTTATTAATGTATTTGTTCCTAGATATTTTCAAAAAAATAAAATGGAAGAACAATTAATACCTCATTTAAATCATATTGATGAACTTTCTTCTAAAATAATTAGGGAAATAAATAAGGATGGAACTGATGTGAAATATACATTAGATAGTTTTTTTGAATCTTTGACAACTAATAATGACGGCGTTAAAAAAGACTTTGTTGATTCGTATAATAATTATGATAAGGGATTGATCTTAGAAAAAATAATTACATTTCAAAAAGAGCATTACAATACTATATTGATAAATTATAATGACTTACTTCCAAAAGATACTGTTGTTGAATTATCAGAATTTTGCAACCTCTATTTTAAATCTTTAGGAATATCTTTCAAATCTGATGAGGAATTTTCGAGAAGTCAATGGTTTCTACTATTCCATCAAGTGCTTTTTTTGTCTAAAAAGTTGAGGGGTGTAATCAAAATAAAAAAGAATGAAACTATACAATGACTATGCAAATAAAGTGCTAAATGAAACTATCATCACAGGTAAAAACATTCAATTAGCTTGTAACAGATTCAAAACGGATTTACAAAGAGAAGATTTAGAATTTAGAGAAGATAAAGTAGATAAAGCTATTGAGTTTATAAGTACATTAAAACACTTCACCGGAAAACATTCTGGAAAGCCTTTCATTCTGGAAGGTTGACAACAATTTATAATAGCCAATATAATCGGTTTCTACTGAAAAGAAACAGGAACTAGAAGATTTTCCAGTTCTTATATTGAAGTATCGAGGAAACAAGGTAAAACAGCACTAGCTGCTGCTTTATGCCTTTACTACCTTATAGCCGATAATGAAGACGGCGCAGAAGTTCTTTTAGCTGCAAACAGTAAAGAACAAGCCAAAATAGCCTTTGATATGTGTTCTAGTTTTGTAAAGGGAATTGATCCCAGAACAAAATATTTTATCCCATATAGAGCAGATATAAAATTCAACCTCACAAACAGTAAACTTAAAGTATTAGCCGCTGATGATTCAAAATTAGATGGCTTTAATGCTTCGTTCGGTTTATTGGATGAATATCACGCAGCACCAACCAGTAAAGTTAGAGATGTAATAAAATCGAGTATGGGAATGAGGGATAACCCGCATTTGTGTACAATAACCACTGCTGGCTTTAATAAGTCCTTGCCTTGTTATCAACTAAGAACCGTAGCGATTGAAGTACTAAATGCTGTAAAAACAGATGATGAAATGTTTATAGCTATTTTTTCTTTAGATGTTGATGATGATTGACAAGATGAAAAGAATTGAATTAAATGCGCACCTAATTTAGATGTTACTGTAACTACTAAATATATAAAGGGGCAAGTTCAACAGGCAAAAAACAACCCATCAGAAGAAACTGGTGTGAAAACTAAAACATTAAATCTTTGGTGTGATTCTGAGAATGTTTGGCTACCAGATGAATATATTCTAAGAAATACAGAGAATATTGATCTGAATAATTTTAAAGATCAAGCTTGTTATGTTGGTGTAGATTTAGGTGCAACATCAGATTTAACCGCTGTTTCCTATCTCTTAGTAGTTGAGAATAAATACTACTTCAAAACTCATTATTACCTTCCAGAAGATGCTTTAAAAACAAAGGCAGACAAAGAACTATATAAAGATTGAAGGCGTAAAGGGCAACTAACTGTAACGCCAGGCAACGTTACCGATTATGATTATATAACTAATGACTTGATGAACTATTCAAAGGTCGTTAATATACAAGTTATAGGTTATGATAGTTACAATTCTACACAATGGGCAATTGATGCTACATCTAAAGGTTTGCCATTACAACCATATTCACAATCTCTAGCTAATTTCAATAGACCAACTAAAGAAATGGAAAGATTAATATTATCTGATAAAGCGGTTATTGATAATAATGAAATTAATAGGTTTTGTTTTAAAAATGTAGTTTTAAAATCAGATCATAATAACAACGTAAAACCTGTAAAATACATTAGCAATAATAAAATAGATGGTGTAATTTCTATGATACAATCTTTAGGTGTGTTTTTACAAGTTCCACACTATACAAACGAAATAACAATAATAATATAAAATGAGTTGATTTACAAGAAAGAAACAGCCAGTAGCAGAAGAAAAAAGAAGCGGATTTATTGATTCATTAATGTATAATTCACAAGGTGGTTATACTACTGATAGAGCTATGTTATTACCCGCTGTTTATAGATGTGTTGATGTTATAAGTGATTCAGTTGCACAACTACCTTTAGAACCTTATTTAATTGATAGCGCTGGTTATAAATCAAAATTTACAGCACATCCTACATACAGACTTTTAAATAGTGAGCCTAATTCAAATATGAGCAGGTTTACTTTTATAAAAACTCTGATTCAAAGTGTACTTTTAAGAGGTAACGGATATGCTTATATAGAACGAGATAAACAAGGTAATGTAAAATCATTACATTATGTAGATACTAATTTTGTAACTGTTGTACCTTCAGACATTACTAGTATAAATACTAACATTAGATATTCAGTAGTAGGTGTTCCAAATTTAGTTGAATCTATTAATATGATTCATATACTGAATTATAGTTATGATGGCATTCACGGAATTAGTACATTACAACACGCTCGTAAAACTTTAGGTCTGGCTACAGATTCAGAAGCACACGCAGCAGGATTTTTTAAAGGTGGTGCTAATTTAGCAGGTGTTTTAAAAGTAGAAGGTACATTAACACCAACACAATCGCAAGCTATAAAATCAAGCTGACAAACTGCATTCAGTCCTTCTACTGGAATGCCAAACGGAGTGGCTGTACTATCTGGAAATATGGAATTTCAACCTATAACAGTAAGTCCAGTAGATTCACAACTTTTGGAAACTAGAGAATTTAATGTAATTGATATTTGTAGATTCTTTGGAGTTTCACCGGTTAAAGCTTTTGATTTTTCTAAAAGCAGTTATTCAACTGTTGAAGCTACACAACTAGCATTTCTTACAGATACACTTTCACCACTATTAGAAAAAATAGAACTAGAACTAGAGCGCAAACTATATAAACCTTCTGAGAGGGATAATATAGATGTTCGGTTTGATACTTCAGTTTTATTAAGAGCAGATATAAAAAGTCAAGCAGAATATTATAATACACTGTTTCAAATTGGTGCAATTACACCTAATGAAATTAGAAAAGCTTTAGATTTACCTGCTTTAGTAGATGGCGATAATAGTTTTGTACAGGTTAATGTTATGACATTACAAAATGCAGTAAAAGAAAAACAAGAAACTGCTATACAAGAAACACAAGAAATAAATACAGAAAATGAAGGAATTAAGAAACAGTAGTTGAGAAGTTAGAGCTACAGAAGATAGTAGAACAGTAGAAGGTTACGCTTTAAAATTCAATAAAGAATCTAATGATTTAGGTGGATTTAATGAGATGATACAACCAGAAGCATTAGATGGAATATTAGTAAAATCGGATATACTTTGTCTATTAAATCATAATGAAGATAGAGGTATTTTAGCACGGTCAAAATTTGGTGCAGGTTCATTAAATTTAGAAGTAGATGCTGAAGGTTTAAAATACAGATTTGAAGCACCACAAACAGCTTTAGGTGATGAACTTTTAGAAGGATTAAAAAGGGGTGATATTAGTACATCTAGTTTTGCATTTACAATTGATAATGATGTTTGGGAAAAGAGATCAAACGGCACATATTTACGAAAGATCACCAAATTCAAAGAATTGTTCGACGTTTCACCAGTTTACAAAGAAGCTTATCCAGATACTACAGTTGCACTTAGAAAAATGCAGGATTTGAATGAAGAAGATTTAAAAGAATACTTTGAACTATTAAAAAATAAAATAAACTAATGAAGAACACATTGCAATTATTGGATGAAAAAGACCAATTAAAGAAAAGAGCACAAGAAATTATATCTGGTGTTGAAAAAGAAACTAGAAAAATGAATGATGTTGAAAATACGGAATTTGATTCAATAACTAAACAACTAGCTGAAAAAGATTTAGAGATTAGAAAAATTGAAGAAGATAACAAAATAAATTTAAATACAATAACAACAAAACAAACAAATCAAACTATGGAAAATTTCTCATTATTGAAAGCTATTAATGATTTAGCTAATAACAAACCATTAGATGAAAGAGCCTTAGAAGTCGATGAAGCAGGTAGAGCAGAATTTCGTAAATCAGGTCAAAATTTCGCTGGACAACTTATTTTACCTATGGAAACTAGGGGTGCAATTT